CATCACTACACCGTGACTTATCATAATATGGTTTTCATTACTTAGTGAGTAAATTTCCTTAATATCATGCTCATATACTAAACTTGCTTTTCTACTCTCAGCAACTCTTAACCACTTCCCATCCTCTTTAACAGCATGACTTCCAGTTACCCAAATGTAAGAATTATTATCGTCAGTTGGATAAGAGTAAAGTAGAGTATTAAGAGTATGCTTACTAATTGAGTAGACTTTTCCACCCTCCATCATAATATCTCCTAACTCAATATCCTTAACTTTTTTATATTTACCATCTGCCATCAAGAACTCACTAGAACCATCAAAGCAGAATAACCCACCGATTAAACCACCAATTGCTCCACCAACCATTGCTCCTGCAGCAGTTCCGATTACTGGAACATAACTACCAACAATAGCTCCTGCTGTTGCTCCAACCGCAGCACCAATCGCTGTCGCTTGAGCTTTTTTATCAGACTCTTCTGCTGCTGCTTTAGCTTGGTTTTGAGCATCTATCACAGCTTGTTGTCTTGCTTTCTCAGCATCTCTTCTAGCTTGATTTTCTGCTCCTACTGAAGCTACAGTAGATTCAAAGTCTTGTTTTCTAAAATCTGCTTCTGGATCTATATACTCTGTGTACTGTCCAGCTTGTGCTTCAAAAGGAGTTAGTGTTCCAACTGAATCAGTTAAAGATTCAAGTGCTTTCATTCTAGCTACATCTTCCCCACTCATAACATTTTGAGCTTGTACATTTAGATAATCTTGAGGAGCATCAAAAAATTGACTAGCTAGTACACCTTCTGGAGCACCATATGTTTCTTGTACATATTTCATGTAATCTTCATAATCACTTTTAGCTTGACCTTTTATTGCAGCAGTTCTTTCACGAATTTCTTCTTCTTCACCAGTCAATGAAAACTGATCTTGATATGCTTGACGTGTTTTACCAGTTTTTTCTACTGCAGCTAAATATTCTTCTTCACTCATCCCAGCCATTGCTGACATCTGGTTTTCAAGTCCTAGACCTTCATCTCCTGCTAGTGCAAGCTCTTGCATAGTTTCATCATATCCACTTAACAAAGCTTCATCGAGTGCTGTTGTTCCTCTTGAGTATCTACCTGATCCATCGCCGTAAGTTCTAGCGACCAAACTTTGTCTACCTTCAAGAGTGTTCATTAGCTCTCTAGTTTGTTGAGCTTTATCATAATCACGTTGTGTCTGACCCCAGTATTCTTCACCGTAAATATTTTGAGGACCACCGTACTTAGCACCATATTGTGTTTTAAATGCTTCTTGGTTTGCAGGATCAGCCATCCACTCTTCTAGAGATCCATATGATTGAGGAATTCCTGCTAAGTATTCATCATACTCAGTTTGATATTGTGGAGCTTGCATGTCTCCTGCTGTTGCTAATTCTTCTGCAGGTATTGCACCTTCAGGTAGAGGAGCTTGCATGTCTCCTGCTGTCATAGGCGGTATAGCAGGTCCACTAGTTGGAACAGCTACTGGAGCAGCTCCATAACCTTGTTGTTCTGCCCAAACATCATATCCCATTGGAGCTTCCGCTTCTACAGGTTGATAGTTTTGATCAACTAACCAATTAGATGCTTCTCCATAAATACCTTGATCCATTCCCACAGTTCCTGCAGCAACAGATTCTTTATATTGTCGTTCAGCTTCAGTCATTCCTTCAGCAGCAGTTGTGATATCCCCTCGGATTACTCCACCTGCTTTACCTGCTAATGCCATAGCTTTTTCACGGTTAGCTTCTAAGTAAGCTTGTTGTTCAGAAACATTCTGACCACCAATGGGAGCTTCTAAAGCTTGTCCTGCACCAATATCGGTTGAGACATCTTCTCCACCAGTTGTTCCTTCAAGAGTAGTTGTACCTCCACCTAGAACAGTACCTTCCTCTTCTTTTTTTTCTTCCTCTTCTAAAGGTGTCTTTACATAAGCCATATCTACTCTCCTATATAATGAGTAAGTTTAATTCGTATTTATTCGAGTCAATCAAACCCGTCACATACTTTACGTTTATATATCCATCTAAAAAATCCCAATAAATATTTACTGGGTTCGTGATGGTTTTGTAATGTGTTAAATCAACAGTTTTCACTAACATTACTCCCACTGGTTTTTTTCTTAGTGGGTTAGCTATTTTCTGTACTTCAAACCCATTCTCTACTGGAGAAGCAGATGTATAATCTGATCTAGTAGTGAAAGAGATCTGCTTCAATGAAGCTGCAATATTATCATTCACCGTAATGTCATTATCTAGGGCACGATACACAGAACCCATAAAACTGTTCAGTTGTGTAAGCAATGGATCAATCCAATCTGGTGAGTTAGGCATGTCCTCTTTTCTTAATGAATTAATCGATGGTAATTTTGCCATTAACCATTCCCCGCTTTTCTTCCTCTATAAGGAATTCTTTCACTCACAACTTCAAAGGTAGATCCTACCCCTGCTAGTGCGAATGGAGAGAAAGCATTAGTTGATTCAACTGAAAAACTAATTGCTATACATCTCTGTTTATTTCTAGGTATTCCAACTCTTACTGGTTGAAAGTAAGTATCAGCTACTCCACCCCAAGATTGATCTCCCCAGTTTCCAGAACCCCAAAGCCCAATGTTATAAACATTAGTAGAAGTTGAGGAATATCCAGGACGAAGAGTTGTTTCATAACCTATCTTTATTTCTGCTGCTGTATCATTTCTAAAAAAGAAAGTAGCTTCTCTAAATTGTTTTATTACTGCTGGATTCCCTGCTGTATTTAAAACATATTTTAATCTACAGGTAATAGGCTTATAAATAACTGTTTCATTAGATGGATTGTTATCAAAGGCTCTACTAGATGTGACATCTAATGTTACTCTTTTAGTAACTGTATCTACTTCAATTATTTTACCAACGGATTGTTCTCCATCTCCTGCATCGGTCTGCACCATAAAATAACCTTCTACTGCATTCTCTGTAGAGTTCACCTCAACAATTATGTAACTACCAGAAGGTCCTAACACTGTTACAACAGTCACTCCATAATCAGTATCTACAAAGTCAGCAACAGTGAAAGTCTTTCTCTCTCTGAATACCCAAAACTGTTCAAACCCTGATTCTTTTCCACCTAAAAATAACTTGTCGCAATCAGGACACACAAACCCACTAGTCGCTTCGTATGTCCAAACTACCCATGAGTTAGTGAAGGAGTTGTAGACATAAGCTTGATGAGGATGTTCATGTGACTGACTGTTAATACAAAATAATATATATGATCTTTCTGATTCATATGAGATACCAAATGTAGTTGTTTCAAAATTCGGCATCTGAATTAATTCTAATAGTTCTTGTTCAATATTTCTCGATACTACTTGTACACCCGCTTCAGAAACTGAGATCACTCCTTGAAGTGACATACAAAAGACTGTGTTATTAAATGGCACAGCAGAGTCTGGAGCTATGATAGCTGTAGTGTTATCATGGAGAGTAACTCTAAAGTTACTTAGAGACTCACCTGTAATTTTATAAATAGCATCTTCTTTGAATACAAATATAGATTCTCGAAGTGCGATGATTCTTTTAATTGCTTTGTTGGCAGAACCAACATTTAAATAATTTAAGAGTGGTACCGCTTCGGGTAATCCATTCTTTGAAATGTATACTCTGTTTACTGCAGCGTCATTTGTTGCTGACTCACTTGTTCCCGAACTAGGTAAAACTGGTGTCCAAGCATCTCCTTTATCTGAAGTAACTGCGAAAGCACTTCCTCCTAAAGATCTAGCTGTGATCATCATTTTTCCTGGGAGATCATCATATCCTGAGATGTAATAACAATATGTAGTGGTATTACTTGTATACGTATTAACAATTTTAGTAAGTGAGAGTGCTGTGTTCTCAATATCACTTGCAGGACTAGCAGTATTAAACAATTCAAAATAACCGTTTCCTACATCTTCTGCAGACTTTGCTGTATAAACTGCCCCATTAATAGTAATAGTGTCATCTAATGCAAGTCCGTCAGCTCCAGTACCAAGCAATGTTAGAAAGTAAGTATATTTAGTAGCCGTGTTTGCATAAAATACATGATCCTTAAATGAAGTCATGTCTTGGCAAACTGGTGGCTCATAATTACTAGCTGTAATTCCTTCTTGTGAAGGGCTAGTGTAAAGGAAAGATCCCTTTAATGTATCTGAAACATTATCAAGTACAGTAAATTCTCCTGCAGCTATTTCTCCTGCATCAACTTCCCCATCTAAAACAAGTTGTAACTCGTCTGTTGGTTCTATAGTAGCTAGTTCAGTTTGTGGTGATCTGTATATTTGAAATCTATAGTCAGTAGTGATTCCGCCAGGAATCAAAAAAGTTAACTCAGTATTTCTAGTAGCTCCTGCTGTATTTATAACAATAGTTCTTGAAGAAGGTGCCCCGATAATTAAGTTCTCGTTTTCATCTTCTCTAACCCATACCATTCTATAAGCTACTGCTGAGTCGTCTTCAAACCAACCTGTTGATCCAGTAACCGAAGCAAATCCATCTAATGAAGGAATAACACCTGACTGATAAAACTCTCCATCAATTTTATCTAGTTTTTGTACACCCTCGCTTGTTGCTAGGTATAGGTTTTGATTTTCTTCGATTGATCTCATCTTAAAATTAGAAGATGAATCAAATGTTCCTGAGTATTGTGTCCAAGCTCCAGCTTCGTCATCTCTTGAAAGTTCAGAACCATGATGTGCTATTAAAGTTCCTTGATAAGAATATAGATTTCCAATTGTTCCGTCTGAATCACCAAGGTCTAAGTATTCATTATACTTTCCAAAACCTCTACGTGACTCTGCAACATTATCTTTTGTGATAACCAAATTATCAGCGTAAGACAAAGCACCATCCATAACCTCTTCATTAAGATTATTAGGATTGGTAATGAGTCCCTTTATTTTCAGATTAATTGACTGAGCCATTATCTCCTCCAACCTCTGTTAGTACGTCCCCACATTCCATTAGTGTTCACAATCTTTTTTACTTCGTTATCGACTCTAGGACTAATGAGACCACTCACTGCTTGCTTAGCTTCGTTTAAAGCATCTTTAGCTAGTTTGTAACCTTCTCTATCCTTCATACTTATCATTGACTTTACAACTGCTGCTTGCACTAACATTTCTCTAACTTCTAAAGGAAGTTTAGGAAATGCTGTATAGCTAGGATTACAAAGGTAATCTCCAATTGTAAAAGTAGCCGCTAGTTCAGCAGAAGCTGCTGTGAACTGACTACCTGAAGGTCCAGTAACTAGTGCTATGTCATCAACTACATTAAATGGCTGATAAGATTTAGAATGTGTGAAATCAACTGTGATCCCTGTACCTAATTGAGCTACTGGGTTTGGACTAACCATTACAGTTGTTCCCGATACTCCAGTAACTTCATATACTGTGCTTGAATCTACATTATCTTCATCAGTATCAATTGTAGAATCTTCCATGTAATGTGGTCTTTTAAAATATAATAGTCTAATGTCATTAGTTGGTGCTTCAGGATAAAAAACTATAGTGTTATCTTGAATATAAAACCCATTAGGTTTATTCCAATTAGCGTTAGCTGTGACCTCTCCCATTGATAATCTCGGGAGGTTATAGAATCTATTATCTCTTATTAACTGTACGTCCTTTAACTTCTGAGCAATTGCATCTACTGGTATTTCAAGAGTAGCTGCAGGAGAGAAATCTTCATAAGTAATAAAGAAGTCTTCCCTGTGTCTCATTATGAAAGGTAGTATATCTGAAAAGTATCCATCATTAAGAAAGGATATTAAATCTGAATTTTCATACATCCCATCAGGCAATAAAGCTGATAGCTCAATATCGGCAATTAAGCCTGCTGTAGTGAGATCCATTTATCCCCTCCTATATTATAATGATTTAATCTTCTCTAGTAATCTCTTCTTAAAAGCTTCTCTTTGAGATGCTGGAATCATATCCATTATCTCAGAATCTTCTTGAGACATCTCGAAATCTTCTTCTTCTTCTTCTTCCATTTCTTCCATCTCAGGCATTATCTCTTCCATTTCTTCTTCGTCTGGAAGTTCAAGCCCTTCAAGCTGAGCTAAGATGTCCTCTTTGGCATCTTCTGGAGAGGCACCTTCTGCTGAAACAACTAATGTCCCTTCTGCTTCCATGTCCTCTGGCTCTTCCTTTAAAATCTTCTTCGAGACTAGCTCTTTATCTTCTAGTATCTCTTTTAATAGTTTTATCTTATCCAATCCTTTCATAAGTCCTCCATTAAGGGTTTCACATTATTAAATTATACATTTGGGTCATTACCCCAGTACATAAGTGGGATATATCTAGCATTTGCTGAGAAACTCTCATCCATCTTAAGATTTATAATCTTAAATACATATAGGTTTACTGACTCTGGTAACGCTCCACCCGCTTCATAGGTCGAGGTGATGTTGTTTACCCAACCGTTGTAATCAGTATCTGGATTAACCCAACCACTAAATGACCACTGACTTCCTGTAAAAGCTTGGTAATAGTTAGCGTTATCTGTATCAAATGCTATGAACTTAGGATCATTCATGTACCATCTGTACATTTGACCTGCATTGTAAGTAGTTTGCTCATAAAAATAGTCTGTATCATACGTTTGTGAGCCTAACTCACATGGGGAGAATAGATAGTTCCCACCTTTGTCTTGGAAGTAAGCTGACTTGAAGGAAATCTGCATATAGTTAGTATCTTCTGCAGTTACTTCAAGCATTCCATTACGTGACTCTTTGTTTGAGGTTAAATCCTCAAAGTCGCATATCCATTGTTTGTGGAAAAATTCATAAGCCATATATTAACTCCAATCATCTAGTGAAGCTATAGTTACTGCACTATTTCCTGTATCAGCAACGCTTGTTGAGTAAGTAGATATAGGATCGTTTCCTATATAAATAAGATGTTCCCAAGTAGTTGGGTCAATAACTATGTTCACTGATTCCCATAAAGCATTCTCGAAAGAAGCATTCCAGAATGTGTACTGGATATTATTAGTACACCATGTGATTAGATTGTCCCTGAGGCTATCAATACTATTAATATCATTTGCCCAACCAGCATCAACATAATCTTGTTTAGATGTTGCTGCGATCATTGAGCAGAAGTTACCCCCATCAACATACCAGCTATATCCTCCTAGACTATAATCTAAGTTTCCAGTATCAGTTAATGACCCTGCACCTTCTGAATTTCCAGACAGTGTTCTATAAGTACAAGGAGGCATTACTCCTCTAGGAGTCAAGAAATCTTCTGGGGCTGGTGCTTCATCTGGAAGTAAGGCTCCACCCCACTCATTGTTACTATCAATATCAACTTGTACTGGAGCAGAGTAAGTATTCTTCTTATCATTATTAATAGATGAAGGTGTTGTTCTTTGGTAAACTATCCTTACTGGAACGGTTAACAAATATGCTCCAATAAACTGATCTCCAAAAGGAGTAGTGTTCCAAGGAGAATATCTAATGTAATAGTCTCTAGTAGCCATACTTCTCCTTAAGTAATAATACTTGCTGTGTAGATTCTATCTTTTTGAGGATCATTTCCTCTCATAAAGACTGGAATGTCTTGATAGGTATCAGAATCAGTTAAGTATAGTCGGTATAAGTATAAACACATCGTTTCTGGGTTTACTCCCAAAGTTCCTTTATTAGAAGGTTGTTGCTGAGTGATAGAATAAAAGAAATCACACAACTCCTCTTCAAAAGTAGCTTGAGTTCCTGCAGTCCACCCAGCATTAGTCCAAACAGTTCTATTATACCCTGTTACACTTCCAGCTTTAAAATAAGTAATGTCGATAGGATACCAAAGGACACCCTTATGATACTCGCTTATATAATCTGAACTATCTACTGCATGATAGTCGACTACAACAGGGTAGTCGGTATAGTAAGCCAGACTAGCAGAGTCACTTAATGACCAGTATTTCGAGTCGGGTAGAGGCTCAGGATAAGGGTCGTAATTAAACATCATTAATTCAACCCACCCGTGTTCACTAATCTCACTCTGTCTTTTTAGGTCAAGACATCTCTCTACAGGCAGAGAGGATCCTGCCCCCTCTCCTAACGCTTCTATGTTGAATGTTCTTATGTAGAAATCCATTAAGCTTTATCCTTGGGTGTAGGTACCTCTATCAGAGGTTCAGATTTAATAACCTTAATCTTCTTAGGTTTCTTATCTTCGACCACTTTGTCTTTATCAGGAAGTTCAACAGGATTGCTAACACCATTATGTGCTTCTAATGCTGTGATTCTAGCATTTAAATTTTGAATCTCTTTTAATAGCACGGGGATCAGTTTGTCATAGGCAACATAATCAACTCTTTCCTCTTCATCATAGTCAACTATGTTTTTATTCACAAGTTCTACTTCTTCAGCGATAAGTCCATAAGTTTTACTATTCTCATTGTATTCATCATAGTCAGGTCTAAAATCAAATATTACAGGACGTAGTTCATAAATCCATCCAGTCCAAGGCATATCCTCAATGTTTTCTTTATACCTTAGAGAAGAAGAAGTTGTTCCTAAATCTCCTGCAGCGTTAACATAGACTGCTCTAGTTGAAATTGTTCTTGAATAAATATCAGCAACAGTTAACATGCCTGCAGAACTAATCTCAAGCCTTTTAGTATTATTAGTAGCAATATCGAAAGATCCAGCTTCATAACCATATAATCTAAAAGCTCCAGTACCTTTGTGTAATACGTGAGACTCTCCATTAGCTCCTGTATTTCTACGAAATCTCAAACCATAGTCTGTGTAAGTATCATCGCATACAAAGTCTACATAGGAGTAAACACCTCGGTTATCTTGATTTACAGTAAAAGAGTGACCATCAAACTCTGTTGTTCCATGGGTGGGTCCATAGATTGAAAACAGTGCTCCTGGTGAATCAGTTCCTATACCTACTCGTCCATTAGCTGCATCTACATAAAAAGTGTCAGTGTCTACAGACATATCCCCATTAGTAAACATTCTCCACTTAGCTGAGTTGTTATATCTGAAGTCTAGTTGATCAGAATCGGTTCCTACTTTAACAATAGACCAGTAAGAACTGTCACCTGTTTCAGAGATAAAAATAGACCCATTAGTTGATGCTGGAGTTCTAAGAATTATAGATTCTCCTGCCACATCTAAGTCATGTGTTGGTGAATCAGTATTAATACCAACTCGATCCTCAGTAGCGTCAACATATAGAGTGTCTGTGTCAACTACTAGATCATTTGCTATGTAAATATTATCATCTGTCCAACCAATATGCATTGCAGTTGTATAACCTCCGTTATAATTTCCGAACATAAAATTTGAGGTAGAATCAACACCCCATGCCCAAGTACCTGATCCATCATCTTTCATTTGGACATAGTTCCAAGCATTTCCACCAATTTTATCGATAGTGAAAGTACCATCAGAAGTTGATTTAATCTGAGTAATGGCTGCTGTGAAAGAGGTACCATTATCAAGATGAATAGCATCAATTCCTGTGATTCCGTCACTAGCTGTAGTTGGGTAAAGATCAGTTCCATTTCTAGACCAATAATCAGATCCAGTTATTCCAGTCTGACCAATTAATCCAGTTTGACCTTGTGATCCTTGATTACCTTGCCATCCTTGAGGACCAGTTGGTCCTAAACCAGTTTCTCCTTGGATTCCTTGTACGCCAGTCGCTCCACCAGCGGATCCTGTAATCCCTTGGATACCAGTCTCGCCCTGATTAGGAGGTGTTGCTCCAGTCGCTCCAATTAGTCCAGTGACTCCTAAACCCGTCTCGCCCTGTAATCCCGTGATTCCTTGAAAGCCAGTATGACCTATAAGACCAGTAACTCCTAATGGACCTGTGACTCCTTGTGGACCTTGAAGTCCTTGTGTACCAGTTGCAGCTTGTGCTCCAGTTTGTCCTAATAGTCCAGTGACTCCAATAAGTCCAGTGACTCCTTGGATTCCTTGAATCCCTTGGACTCCAGTTTCTCCTTGGACTCCAGTACCCGTTACTCCTTGGATTCCCGTCTGTCCTTGAGAGCCAGTGACTCCTTGGATACCAGTTTCTCCAGTAACATTGGATATGAATTCTAATCCTGATTCGTCTGATTTAACGGATACTAATTTATCTCCTTGAGAAGCATAAGATGCAGGAGTGTCTGTTAGACTAGTAAAAGAACTAACTACTTCACCGCCTGATCCACCAGCGTCACTTGAACTTCTTAGATGAACTTCTTAGATCTAAGTGAGTTGAACCATCATCTAATAGTTGTAACTCCCCATCTCTATTAATAATATAAGCATTTATGAAAATGAACTCTGCTCCTGGCATTCCTGCTAAGGATAATACATCCTTTTCAGTAAAGATAGCATCTCTAGCTTGTCCCACTGTTGCATATTCATTCTCTCCGAGAACCTTCACATAACTATCTACATGGTCATTAGTAGCGACCATGAACATAATCATGAAGTCTACGCCAGTAATTTCAGTTAGAGCAAATACTCCACCACCAGTGTCCTCGTTAAAAGATACATAAGTGTCTGCACCATCCCAATAACCTAGTTTGTTATCAGCAGTGCCTGAAGTCCATGTACTGCCTATCTTATAAACAAATGGAATTGTAGATTGAGCTGGTGGAGAGTGAAGTATATCTTCATCCCACATATGACCTGTAGATAATGTTCCGTGAGTATCCACTCCTGAACTTAATCCTGCAATCGCCATTCCGTCCTGCCAAAAACTTCCATTTCTTAAATGGTTGTACATATGGCTGGCACCCGACATGCTTATACCGTGTCTCTCGTTTCCAAATATGATTGATTCGTTAGTTGTAGCATTCCAATAAATTAGAGCTACTATTGCTTTAGTCAGTACAATTGACCCTGAAAAAGCTGTTGAGTAAGCAAGTGTTCCAGCACTATCAAAATGTATAATATACATACTCGTAACATCTGGTATAGTTACACGTTTTGCTATAGAGAATGTTGTTTTTATTGAGTCTGCATAAAATGAAAATGATGTTGGTTCTGGAGAGATTGAAAACTCTCTAGCACTAGCTGATGTTCCATCGTGAAACAAACCTGTAGCGTTGTCAGATCCCACATCTGTTTCGTCAATTGCTTTTATATTTGTACCATCATCTGAGAATTCAATGACTCCCTTTGTGGCTGTGTCTGATAAAATGAAACCAGTTGGTTCTTGGGTATCCTCATTTATGAAGCTTAAATCTAAGCCCGTCTGTCCCTGTACTCCAGTTTCCCCAGCAGGTCCTAATATTCCAGTTTGTCCTTGGACTCCTGTGTATCCTGCACCTTCAGATCCCGTGACTCCTGCAGCTCCTTGAGGACCAATATCCCCTTCTAAACCAGTTGCTCCTTGGATTCCAGCACCCGTATAACCTTGGGCACCTGTCTGTCCGACTGCTCCCTGTAATCCAGTGTTCCCTATAATACCAGTGTGTCCTCTGACACCTGTATTTCCTTGTGCCCCAGTTTGACCAATCAAACCAGTGACTCCTTGTATTCCAGTGTTTCCTATAATACCAGTGTTTCCAAGTGCTCCCGTATTACCAAGTGCCCCAGTCATTCCTCTTATGCCAGTATCTCCCTGTATTCCAGTATCCCCTTGAATACCTTGGATCCCTGTCATACCTCTTATACCTTGCACTCCCGTTGTTCCTTGTGCCCCAGTATGTCCTCTTACTCCTGTATTTCCTTGAGCACCAGTGTTTCCAAGTGCTCCTGTATTTCCTCTTACTCCAGTTTGTCCCTGAATACCAGTTTGACCTTGTATGCCAGTATCTCCTTGGATCCCTTGGATTCCTGTGTCACCTTGAATACCTTGTACACCAGTGTTTCCTAATGCTCCAGTCATTCCTCTGACACCAGTGTCCCCTTGTATACCTTGGACTCCAGTGTCACCTTGGATTCCCTGTACTCCAGTCTCTCCTTGGTTAGGTGGTTGAGCACCTGTGTATCCTTGGATACCTGTATTTCCTAAAGCTCCTGTATTTCCTCTTACTCCAGTTTCACCTTGTGGACCAGTACCTCCTAAAAATCCATCTTGTCCTGTGACTCCTTGGATTCCTGTTGTACCTTGGTTATCAGGAGCTAATCCCGTATTACCTTGGATACCTTGTACTCCAGTCTCGCCAGCTCCTCCTTGAAGTCCAGTATGTCCATATGGACCAGTTTGCCCTTCAACTCCAGTCTGTCCTTCTGGACCTATAATACCTGTGGATCCATCTATTCCTGTGACACCTTGGATGTATGGTCCAGTGTTACCTTGTGCCCCTGTATTTCCTTGAGCACCTAATATTCCAGTTGGACCAATTAATCCTGTAGAGCCATCTGCTCCTCGGATACCATCTAGTCCTTTAATACCAGTTACTCCTGGTATTCCAGTAGCTACTAGTCCTGTGATTCCTTGAGAACCTCTTGGACCTTCATTACCTAATACACCAGTAACTCCTTGAGGACCAGTTGGTCCAACAGTAGTAAGTCCTGTATAATTTAATTGTTCTAATTCTGTTATAGCTAGAGAGACTTCTTGTGCCCATTCAGTAGCTTCTGGACCCCATTCGGTGTCATGTACTGAAGGATAGTTGAAAGTCTTTCCATTTACTGTTAAAATTACACTCATGTACGATCTCCAAAGATAAATGCATCCAGCTATAGATAGGAATTATTAGATTATACAAAAAAGGGGGAAGCATATAAATATCCCTCCCCCAATCTCTTGTGTATTTAAAAAAATTTACTTACTAGCTAGTGTCTTACTAGTACCGTTTGTTCCACCTGTAAAATCTACTGCAGTTGCCTGAGTTAATGATTCACTTAGTGCTAAACCATTCCCTACTAAACCTGGCACATCACATGTGAAAGTTACTACACCTAATGCAGAAGTAGTTGTTACTACCCCAACTAATGCAGCTTCCACAGAAGCTTCAACAGCAACAGCAATGTTAGCTGCAGTTACTGCAACGTCAGTTGTGCTGATATCAAATTGTGGACCAGTTGCTCCTGAATCTTTAGCTGTGAAAGTTACTCCACATATTACAAAAGTTTCATCGGCTACTTGTCCAGTAGCATCTAGTGTTAAAGTAGATGTTGCCTGAATAGGAGTGTCTAAAACATCAAAGTCAGCATCAATTGCTCCACCTTGTATTCCTGAACATAGGTTTATAACATCAGTTATTCCAGATTTTGCAGCTTCCAAACGATCTAATTGAGAGACACCTATAGCTGTATCAATATCAATTCTATATAAAGTCATGACTTGTCTCCATTGAGAAAGGGAGCCGAAGCTCCCCATCAGTTAATATTATTCGTTTGTGAATCCGTAGATCTTAACAGACGTTGATACCAATCTAGGAAATAGTGCTTGATTACAATGTGCTCTCAGCTCCATTCCGTAATGGTTTTCAAGGTCAAAGAATACTCTGTCATCCTTAGCATTCTTAAAGGTAATGTCAGTCGCTCCAACTCTACGGAACTTGTCCACAGGAATTGCAAAAGCTTCTGATGCTTTAAGATAGGGGTGAGAAATTATTTCAACTTCTCCAGACTGACCATAAAACTTGATACTCTTCACACCCATGTCAGCTTTCTCTTTGCTATAACTTCCGTCATAACGTCTAAGAGCAGCTTGATCGGCATTAAGGTTCTGCCAAGTTTCTACTGGTACATACACTTCAATCTTCTCTTGTAATCCTTTGATTACTGGCACATTAAGAGCAGCAATAAGTTTAGCAAAAGTTAATCTTCCAGAAACAGAAACTCTGTTACCTTTCCAAAGAGCGTAAGTGCTGTTATTGATTCCAAATAAAGAACCATCAGTTGTAAGAATCTTATCAAGACCGATCATATCTCTGAAAGAACCATCAGACTTAACAATTGATCCATAGAAGAAAAGAGAAACTGTTGCTTCGTCATCAATATCATCGATATCTCCTGTACTAGAACCATCAGCTCCATTAACATCAGAAGTTTCATCTAATGTAAGAGTTCTGTTAGTAAAATCTACAGCAGTAATCTTAAAAGGACCATAAACAGTAGCTCCAACTTTAACAGCTACTCTTGCTTGCTCAGCTCCAGCCCAGATTCCTGACCATTCAGCAGCAGCAAATGTAAGAACAGAAGTTGTTCCAGACTTTGCAGCAGCAGCAGCTACTCCAAGATCACTTTGTCCGTAAAGTAAACTAATCTCTAATCTCTTAGAAATAGACTCACTCATTACTTCGATGATCATTGGAACGATAGATGCAAATGCTTTCTTGTCAGAACTTGCTCTGTCAGCATCTTCTTGAGAGAACCTGATCTAATTACTAGGTTAGAACCAAGAACTGATGCTTTACCTGTAATCATAGGGACACGATCATTTAATCCTTCTAGACCACTATTACTGGCTAGATAAGAAACACCGTGTTCATGTGTTAATACTACGTTGTTAATAAAATCTCCACCTGGCTGTTTGCTGGCTTCGATAAACTTGATTGCCTTCTGAAGTTTTGATACCTCAGGAATTACCTTTACTTGCTCACCATACATGTCTTTATAGAAGCCTGTAAGGGTTTGCGATGCGAGGTTTGACATAATTGTCTCCTTTAAAAATTAATAAAATTAGTGCCACTTATGTGACATTCTATTCAATAATCTTATTCAGGAGAGGTAGGCGTACCGCCTCTTTGTGAATTTAATTTTGAATTAAGATAGCAAATGCTCATATTTCGGGTAGGCGTACCGTCCTCCACACAGACCTTTACAATCTATACATCCTATGTATTAATATATTATGAGAAATATAGAATTAACACACGGCAAGATTGCTCTTATTGATGAAGAAGATTGGGATAAAGTTAAAGACTTTCACTGGTACTTGGTAAAAGAACACCGTACACATTATGCTAAGGCTTATGATTATTCTTATAAGCCTAGAAAATCTATTAGAATGCATAGGCTTATACTAGGTATTAAAGATTCTAGTATTAAAATAGATCATGAAGATGGGAACGGTTTAAATAATCAGAAGACCAATCTTAGAAAGGTTACTATTGGTCAGAATAATAAGAACAAACAAAATATAAGTTCAAATAACAAGTCAGGTTATATAGGAGTCTACTGGTACAAAGCTGGTAATTGTTGGAGGGCACAGGTAAGATGTGAAGGTAAAGCTTACCATCTAGGTAACTTCAAATGCCCCAAAGAGGCTGCTTTAGTTCGTGACAAGAAAGCAATAGAACTCTTCGGGGAGTATTGTGGTTATCTAAATTTTCCTGATTAGCCTAAGCCATACTCTTTTTCTATCTTATCTCTTAACTCTGCAGGAGATAGGACTTTTCCTCTCTTAGATCTAACTGGTTTTCCGCTAGTTCCCTTTACACTATTAGTCTTAGGGATAGAGTTCTTCTGACGATATGCCTCTAAATCATAGTTTCTAATCTTACTAGAAACCTCATCACCTAATAACTTCATAAGTGTTTCTTCACTACTATTCCCATATAGCTCTTTGGTATCTTTTACAAACTGAGTGTGTACCATGTCAACAACATCTTGTGCTGTTACATTCGAGAAGCCTGCCTTAATAGCACGAGTCATCTCATGTACAACTCTTTGAACTGTATAGCTGTTCTTAGGAAGTCCAGCATTAGATAGTGCATCTGAAATGTCAGTTACATAAGCATCACGTTGTTGCTCATGGAGAGTAGAAGCTTCTTTTTGACGAGCTTCATCCTGCAGTTTTTGCTGATGAGCCTCATACTGTTTCACTTTAGCTTTATAGTTTGATAACTCTCTCTGCTCTGGTGTAAGCATTTCATCTTGAAGCTGCTTATAAATAATATCTTCAGCAAACTTCTTAACATCTAGTCCTATCCTTGGATCAGATAAAACTCTTTGTGGGTCAGTCTTTAACATGTGGAGAAATGATTCAGCTTGTTTCCTAGCCTTCATTCCCTCATCTAGTCTTTTATCTGACACCTTTCTAAGTTGATAACTTCTGATGAGTTCTGCTTCGTCAACATCGGAATCGACCCCATCAATACGTACCTTGAACTTGCGGTTGAGCTTTTCAATGACCTCTTCAGTAGCTGATTTAGGAGCTTCTCCACCCTCGCTAACTTCAAGTGTATTTCCTTCAGCTTCCCCAACATCTAATGTTCCTTCTGCAGCTTCTGGTGCTGCGTTTCCTTCTTCACCCATAATATCCTCCGTGATGTATCGAGTGTTATCCCCATCTTAATGGTAGGGGAATTAATAAATTTATTAAGCTGCTACTATTCCACTCACAACTTGTTTTGTTGCATCAGTGTAAGTGACTGTGTAGGTCAAGACGGTTACAGTCGCTAACTTAGTTACATAAACATCTGTTGTAGCTGTAGAAGAGAAAGCAATCTCATCATACGTTGCTGGATCTACGTTACTTAACATAGTGGCAAATAGATCAGGAACACTTCCTGTCCTGATTAGTTTTAGTGTTTCATCGAAACTCATGCTTAGTGCATCGGATCCCATTACTGCTGACATATTAATTCCCCTTTCTATCTTTTAATTGTTTATATAAAGCTTCCACCTTCTCTAGGTGTTCTTTAGTAAATTTAGCTATTGGCATATGCTCGTTACGAGACACTGCTGCTTCAGCTCTTGATCTTAAGACTATATCCTTTTTATCTCTAGCATCTTTAATATAATCTTCTCTCGTTTTCATTCTATAACCCACCGTCCTGATTATTAAATGTTTTACCAGATAATGGATTGTTAGGCATAGTTGGCATATTAGTTTTAGCTGCCATATCTGTCTCCATTCCTGCTGGAGCAATGTTAGCTGCTTGTGGAGGAGGGATAGGTCCACCTCTTTGTGGTTGTTGAGGTGGTTTGCCAGGAGCTTGTAGTCCTTTAGGACTCGGTGGTGTAGGCTGACCCATTGGTGCAGCAGGACCCACTGGTTCTTGACCTAATGCTTGTAACAATCCTGGATCTGCTGTACGTAGTAAGTTTAAGTGTTCCATCATGTGATCTGTTACTACCTGTACAACTTGTGGATCTTTCCTTGACTCTGGACTCGCAAGTACAGCTTTATGCTCTAATAAATGTAGAGAATGAGAGTCTGTGATAATAGCAATAGGTTTCTCACCTTTCACCATTGTCTCGTTCTCAGATCTCATCTGATATAGCTCTTTAATATCTGCTTCATCAGCGTAATCTAAGTTTCCAGTTTCCATGACCATCTCGTATTGTGCTGGGTTCTTAATCCATCCACGTTCAACCATTGAATCTGCTAATTGCACACGTCCAGCTAATGTTTTAGATAGTGGATTTGCTATATCTACCTGTACTCTGTTCACAAGGTCTAAGTCATCTCCGATGAACTCTTCAAGATAAGATTGGTTATACTTACCTGAGATAGTAGCTATTCTTGGTGTCTTAGCAAAATCTTTAAGAGTGTAAACAATTGCAGATCCCACATCTTCTAATAGAGAAGCATAAGACTGTTGTAGTCCACTGTTAAATTCAATAGCTTGTGATGCTAGTAATGCTAAAGCATTACCTGATTTAATGTTAGGAGGTACTTGACCTCTGTTCACGTCTGAGATTCCTATTAATATCTGCATCAATGCTTCTAATTGCTTGATGAAGTTGAATACTTCTGGAGCAGTCATTGTAAGATTGATTGGTTCAGGTTTAGCCATACCACTATCATACTCAATTAGGTTTAGTCCTCCACTTAGCTGATCAACTGAGATGTTGAATCCTCTAGGTATTAAGATAGACTGAACTGCAAAGGTAGACTGGTTAGTAGTGACACATGAGTAAAGAGCAGTTACAGCTTCCTGTATTGCTAGTATATCAAATGCTGGTGTGTAACCAAACTGTGAGAAGTCTTGCTCTTCTGGTGCTAGTCTGTACACATTGAGGTGTTTATATGGGAGAGGTCCATCACTTAAGACTAAGTGATCGTCTAAGAATATTGTCTCTCTACCATCAGGCATTGCTGCTGATCTTTTGTGTATAAATGTATATTGTGGAATGATCTCACTCTCGTTGAACCCATAAAATCCTTGGAAGGTATTAAGTGTTGAGAACATAGACTCATCCATGCTCATTTCCACTATCTCATCTGCCATGTCAGGATACTTAGCTGCTAGTTCATACTTATTTACAAAGTCAACTAAGATGTACCAAAGGTTATCTGATGCTTCAGTGTTATAGTAATCTCGACACACATAATGTGGAAGATAGGTCTTAACCTTTAGATCTCCGTGTCGCATTACGGCATTTGTCTCTGGATTTACTCCGTAGTCATCACCTAGACTCATATCCCAAGAGACTGCAGTAAATGATTCACCATACTTTAAACCATAATCAACGGCTTGTTTAAGTGCTTCCTCGACCTTTTGTTCTCTCATATAATAATCCAACAGTGAGCCTGCTAGTTTACATGCTGCTGTGGACTTAGTGTCGGTGTTGACTGCTCTAGGTTTTAGTGCTGGTCTTTGGTTAGTGGTTAATACTTTAGTGTGGTTCAGTAAGTTCTTGTAGTGGTTGGCTGGCATGTTGAGGAATTCCCCATGATCTCCAGTCCTATATAACTCTCCATTAGAAAGTTTAGCTTCATAAAATTGATCGTGTGAGTTTCTCCATAGAGAAGCCATCCCACTTGAATTGATGTAGTCATAATAACCTTCTATCTTCTCGATTAGGTCAGTTGGTTGCAAAGTAAATATTGTCATCCATGATTATTTTCTCCTATTAGATCTGTTTCTCCTAGCAGGAGTAACGAAAGCCTTTTTAAATTCTTTTTTATTATGGGACTCACTATATTGATTTTGAATTAGTGTATTAGCGAGGTTGATACCATGAGTGCTAGGTACAGGGTTTGTATTCCTAGCAATACTTCTTACCCCATAAATTAATGCTGCCAGTGCATCCATATGTCCTAGCTCCTTGGTCCTTGCAAAGTCTTTATGTAGTCGACCAGCTTCACTATTAGCCCAAGTAGCGTGTTCAAGCGTCTTAATGAGCATGACACACCTTGGATGTATCAGCACCTGACCATCTCCAACCATTACTCTTAATGTGTTCACCATCGCTTCGAGTGTTGTTTTCTCCACTGCTGAGATACCAATCTTATGTAGGTGTACAAAGTCATTTACTAGTTGAGGATTGTCTGAATCACAGATCCTTCTCATAATGGTATGTTTACCAAATGCTTCCACTTCACTTTCCCTTAACATCTGAGCAATTTGTGGAGTAGTTGTGTTCCTCACATAAAACTCGTTGAGTACGATGCACCTAGCTTCCTTGAAGTCATAGTAAAAGTTTAATCCAAAAGTATAATCTCTTTTCACACCTAAATCTAATACTGTGTGTTTATGGTAGAACTGAAAGAGATCATCATCTTCAGGGTCAAAGTCATCATCCAGGATAAACTTCTCAGATCTCCACTCCCTAATAATAGCCTTCTCAGGATCTATCTTGAACCTACACAAATACTCTACTTGCCATTCAATTGACTCTTCACCCCCACATTCTTCCATATATTCATCAATAGTCTCTTGGGAGAGTGAGGTGTTAGTGTGAATGTCCTTAGTAAAGTAAGCTCCTTTTAATTGAGCCTGTAAGCAGAACGCTTTGTACTCTTCACCAGATTGTGTAGCTTTTTGCTCTGGTGTGGAGAGTAATATTATCCGACCATTACACTCAAGTGTTTGGGGGAGTAGGATTGACATCACAATATAACGTAAATCTGAGCAAAATGCTGCCTCGTCTATGATGCCTAAATCACAACGCTGACCTCTCAAACCCTCATGCCTATTCATGTCGGTGCCGTGCATGTGAATCTGCGAACCATTAGTGAAGACATAGCAGTCTTCTTTACTTGACCATTTTACTAGGTCTTTAGGCATATCCTTTAATAAGATCCTCAAGATCGGATTGAAGGTTTTCTTTAAACTCTTTTGAGACTTGGTAGCTATCTTTATTTGAGAGTTAGGGTTCTGTAGCCCAAAGACTATGGCATATAAAATTGCAACAGTGGACTTTCCCCACCTTCTACTTGCATTTACTACGGTTATTCTATTAAAAGCTTCATCAAAGATCTTGAATAGGTCATGTTGATGTTCTCTTAACTTATATTTAAGAAGTCCCCTCTTCCATGCTAGTCTCAAAGCAAAATTAGGATTATCCTTTAGATACTTTCTTCTTTCTCTTTTTAGGGGTTTTCTTCTTTTGCGTAGTAAGCTTCCTGTTTTGCTTACTTTCTTCATTCTTCTTCCTAACTTCTAAGAACTCAAGGACTTCATCATCAGAGAAGACATCCTCATCTACTTGTTCATACTCATCAAAAGTCTGAGTATTACTGAGATCTTTTCTCATAGTCACTAAGCTTTGCAGCTTCTTGATCTCAATAATACCCAGTGGACCCTTAAGCTGTTTGGCTTTAAGTTCCTGAATCTCTATGTTAATGATATTTAGAGTAGAGTTACTTCCACCCATTTACTTCTCCACAACCAGATGTTGTAATCCATTATCTAGAGTAACTAAGTGTTCCTTGAGATCTCTTGTATCCATCTCTGCTCTGATAATGAGACACAATTCATGCATCTTACTCTCTCTATCTTCTATAACCTTCATCATTACTTCTGAACAATCTTTAGGTACTTGGACAAAACTATTCTGAGTTATTGTAAAAGAAGCTATTCTCAGTAAAAGATCAATTAATGTTTTAGTGTCTAGTTTAGATATATCCATTTACTTACCCTTTCTTCTTGGAGAGAATACCTGTCCTATCTGATTACTAGCTACCTTACCCTTAATATCATCCATGTCTTTTTGAATAGTAGTTAAGTCTGGTAGTTGTGAGAGTAGCTCTACATTAACTTTTACATTATCCTGAATAGAATTAAGGTTGTTCTGTATTGCTACTAACTCTTCTGATAACTTACTGAAGTCTGAATAAAGGACTTCCATGTCCTTATGATTATCTATTTTCATGTTTAGATAAGTCATCACCAATCCATTGGTTATATACAGAAGTAATGAGAAGAGAATAAAAATAGTACCACATATAATTATCGTTGGTGTCATTACATCTCCATTGTCTCAAAGTATCGTTGAGCTGTCATCTTAAATTCATCTAAAACTATAGCTCTCATTGTTGGTCCCACTTTATCCTGATGGACTACTTTGTCCTCATTAAGATAAGTTGTAATAAAATACCAACCATCTTTCTCTCTAGATACTGAGAAGGATTGAGTAGATTCTCTAATAGGCTCTTCTGGTGTTACATCAGTCCCATTTGATTCCGCTTGTTCCTTCAGTTCCTTGTTCTTCTTCCTTGTGATCGCCGCTTTCTCTTGTGGGCTTAACTGCTTGTTCATGATATTTCTCCTCTAAGTTATCTACTTGATCATTAAATTGTTCTGATATGTTATGTTGAGTATTAATATTAGCCAGTACATTTACTAGCTTCTTAAGATATCTTGACTGGGTTCTGGCTCTAGTCTTATTCCCCCAGTTCATAGCTTGGAGACACTCATCATCTGAGTATGCTCCCTCTCTAGCCAACTGTAGGCATCCTAGATTGTATATGTCTGTTTTATTCAGTTTCATTAATAAGATCCACTTTCACATCATAAGTATCTAGTTCCTCTTTAATCATTCTTACTTGAGTAGAAGTTTGAATGTGAAGATCACTGAGAAGATCTATGCTTGCTTTAAGACCCAGAGCAGCTTCAGCATTGAATAAGCCGTGCTTTAGTCTTGAGATTGTTGTAATGAGTGTTTCTTGATAATTGGTGAGGTCTTGTTTAGACACATCTGTGAAGTCTAGTTTCATTATTACCATCCTTGGGTAGGTTATTATGAGTACATCCAACTGGGTAGTACCTTTTACACTAAATAATACTAGATTATCTGTGTTCTCTTATCTTCTGGCATAGGAGGAAGTGGAGGAGATTTCTCTGCCATGAACTTCGCTTTACTATTTATACTATACTTGTTGTCCTTATCTTTCTTAAGTAGTTCATTGAATACTTCTAAAACTAAGTGTCTCATGTAGTCTCTTCTTAGTTCTTCACGGTATGCTTCATTACCATTTGCTAAGAATAATTGGAGTAGAGTATCCTCACTTACTAGAGTGGTGTGCTTACTTGTGTGCATATATGGCTTTACTTTTTGTTTTCTTATAAAGCTTTTAGCTCTATGAGTGACTGATAGAGTCTTTCTGTAATACCAGATGAGTACCCAAGCAATGTTGAGTGTGAGAATGATTACTAGTAATAGGTTAGTTGTCATCTAATAGCTCCAGTTTATGTTTATCATTTATCAGATAGCAGGTTTCAGGATTAGCATAGATTACTTCTAAATAATTATGTGCTAGTCGCACTGTCCCGTGTTCTTTGTCGAAGGCTTTGTTGTCTACATTCTCTTGTTCATGCATATATTTTACAAAGTATTTCTTGAGTTCTTTTTTGGTGATGAGGATTGTTCCGAAGGTATGTAGTGGCATTAGATCATATAAACAGCAGAACACCCCAATATGTGTGGCGTACACTCTATTAGGAAAGAGTCTTTGCTTCTCTAGTTCTATGACGAGAAGTTTATCGAACATCTTGTTTTCTACATAATATTTAGTGCTTGTCCTCGCTGCCATTTACTTCCTTTAATTGTAGAGCTACTAAGTATTTCTCATATATCCTAGACTTGTTCATCTCTTTTAATCTGACCATCATCCTATAGAACTCATCTAATGTCATTATAGGATCAGAATTAGAGATTTGCTCTATTACGTACCACTTAAAATGTCTCATCAATCTCGCAATTGCAGGAGAAGTAATAGGAATATGATTATTTCTTTCAGCAAATTCACCCATAATTTATAATACTAGGATATTAAAGAATAGTTAAAATAAAATAGGGTGAACTCAAAGTTAAATGGCAATAAAACCTTTAAGCTCACCCTGGAGGTTAAACATGAACTAAGTTATTTAGGGTAACTAAGAACAAGTAAGGAGGTGACCAATGAGAGTCAATCACCTCTTATTTACTCTACAAATTAATGGAATATTATAAAATAGGTTTCTTAGGAGTGTGAAGCCATGACCAATCAAGTAGACCTTTCCTCTCAGGTATTGTACCGAACACTTCTCTTACCGTTTTATCAAAATAGGATAGACCTGTGTTCTCCCCATCTTGGCATGTAAGTAAGCCGTTGTGGTGTAACACTCTATGTATCTCAGTGATCCATTCCTTTTGGTTCTCTAGAATAGACTTACTATCTAAATCAAATATCACATAAGAATAGTATTGATCAGGAGTAGCTTTTAAAACTTCTAGTCCATCATCAAAGATCATGTTAAACTCATCCTGTCTTTTATAGATGTTGTGGTTCCAATCTGATAAATGTTTATCATACATTTCACAGGCTTCTTCATCTATTTCTACAGCGTCTATATTTTCCCACCCTCTACGGATCAGTATATCAACACTAAGCCCCTCTCCAGATCCGAGCACTAATACTCTTTCTTCAGGTTTAGGAGTATAGAAGTGTACCATAGCTTCATGATAAGGTACTACATCCACATAGCATGTTTGTAATTCGTTATCTAGTATAAGAGTTTTACCGTGATCATCAATCTCTGCTATTAATACTTCTTGGTATTTAGTTGTTTTTTGTTCAAGTACCTTTCTTACTTTTAAAAAGTATTCATGAGGACCATCTATTATCTTGGCAAACAGTGAACTCATTTCAGTCCCCTGTCAATTTCTACGATGTCATCTATAGTTGCACCTGTCTTTTTTGCAAAGTCTCTAATAATGCCCTTTATGTTCGTCTCAGGGTTACAACTGAAAAGATCTACTTGGTATGAGTTAGTTTCATGGAAAGTATGTACTGAGTAGTGTGACTCACCGAGTAAAAGTATTGATGTGACACCTTCAGGTTCATGAAAGAAGTGAGTTGATATTTCTCTTACATCTAAATTGAAATCTTGAGCACTTGATAATAATGCTCCTACTATTGTTTGGTTGTTCTTGGTTCCGTTATTGAAACGGCAAAATACATGTCTCATTGTTCCTCCTTGAATGATTGTACTTCTGCTTCGTAATATTCTCTGAACTCTTCTTTAAGCTCTGGATCTATACTACTGTCTGTCATTACTTTGATGTACTCCAACCTTAGAGCCAATATGTCTTCCATGATTAGTTCCTCCTATTTGTCTAAGTTATAGCTGTCATTAGCTATTTGCTCTGCTCCGTAAGAATTATCAGGAGCATCAAGAAGAGCATCTAAATCTCTAGTCTCCTTTTTTGTTATCCCACCAGTTCTACTTGGTACATTTACAAAATCAGTTCTCATCTTAGGATCGTGGTATAATTTGTAATAGTCAAGTTTATCTACGTTTAAAGAGAATTGATCTCCTGAACCATCATCTCTTGTTTTAACTACTGAGATGGCAGCGTATCCATTTTCTTTTGGAATCCCATCATAGTAAGAAGCTATAATCATTGTTGCAGATCTTGGAGCTTCGGTACTCCAAGATAGAGAAGATGTTGTATACTTATAGTTCTCTCTCTTTGCATCAGCTTTTCCATTTTTATTTGTTTGATAAGGAACTATGATTCTTACTCCCCTATTCTTCTGATATCTAAGAGTAAGCTCCCTTAACTCCTTTAAATTTTTATCAGTAGAAGCAAGTCTGTCTCTTTCAGTACCAACTATCAACTCTCCATGATCTATAACAATTACATCAATTCTAATTTTTTCTGTAAGCTCAACATTTAAACAATGGTTTTCAATTTCCTGTACTGTCCACCTACCATGATTAGCTCGGAACTCTAAGTGAGCTTCTCTACTCTCTATATCTTTAATTACTTCCTCAAGTCTTAATAACTGTTCATCGTTTAAAGCACATGAGTCTCCATTACGAGCTTTCTCAGAGAAGTACCTCTTAAGTTGTTTCTTTGGGAGAGGAGTTTGTCCATCTACCCAATAACGATTGTTGGCAGAATGTAAACTAATAAAATAAGCCCAACAATCTCTAACCGTCATTTCTAAACTTATATATTCAATGTTGGCATCTTGGACTAACCACATGTTATAAATTGCATTCATAGTGAGAGTTGATTTTAACTCTCCAGTGTGAGCTATGAATAATAAGAACTCTGATAAATATAACCCATCATACTTATCATCAAAGGGTTCAAAACCAGTTTGGAGAATAGGGATACCGTCTTCAGATAACTCTGACTTCCTATCTTGTATATCAGAGAATAAAGATTTCTTAGAATAAGATACAGGTTCTTCTAAAGGGCGTATCGCTTTTCTAACATTCTCAAATAAATAGTCAACGCCATCATGAATACCCTTAAGATTCTTGTTGTAACTAACCTTCATTCCCTGTTCAATAATCTGATTCGTTTCTTTTTGAGCTTTTAAAACATCTTTCTCACACTGCTCCTCAATAATATCATCAATCACTTCTTTTAAATCTGTTCCAAAAAAGAAGACTGGAACATTATAAGGTTTGTTGTGATCTGTTATTTTAAATATCTTATAAAGTTCTGCTAAGGTGTCTGGGTCCTCAGTGTAATTTTCAAATAACAAGTGAGTAGCAGGTAGACTTTCATGCTTCATAAAATATTTATGAATGTACCTAAATATTTTCCTATGCTCATCTGAAGCAAATGAGATAGTAGAACTATTAATATTTAAGAAGTTAGCTAATAAAGCTTGATCCTCTATTGAGTCTCTAATAGAAACACAACTTAAAATTACATGTCTTACTCGATCAATCTGGTTCATGGTTCTTTCCTCTTCTTTTTTTATTAGGGATTGGGAGTGTTAACGACCAAACCCTTATAGTCTTTAACTATTTATAGAGGGCACTTGGAATCCTTTACTACAAAGGGTTCTCAGAGGTGTCCTCGTCAATACTGATGCACTATTTTCAAAGTTGATGCATAACCCGAGTAATTTACTCAACTATTACCTCTTCTTTTTTGTAGATTGACTGTTTTTTATAGATCAATCTAAATTGGAAAAACTTTGAATATTGTTCATAAGAGTAATAGATCAACTTTGCATGAGCAAGTTCATCTAGGTCTTTGATTACTTCTCTTCTTCCGTTTCTATGAGAAGAGCCATAAAATTCATAAAGCTCTTTCCAATAAATCTCTTTGGCTTCACCCATCTTTATTCTAGCTAAAAGGTAAAGAATCAATCTCGTTGAATTATTGGGTAAATTTCTTACCATGTCCATAGGTACGTACTTAAGGTTAACATTAAGCATGTTCTCTAAATGATAATTAGTAAGACTCTTTCCGTCAGCAGCTTCAACCCAAATTTGTTCTCTAGGTATCCCCTTCACTATCTTTTTTATGTTGGCAAAAAAGTTAGACTTGATAACATACTTAACATTATATTTAAGTTCCTTTATTGGAAATTTATCTTTTAATAAAAAAGTTGTTCGGTGTTTATTTATGTCATGTATAAAATCTTGGAGAGTATCATTCAAGTAAGTGTCAATAGATTTACTTTGGTGAAAAGAGTAGTTAGCTTTATTTTGAATAACAAAATTAGTTAGGTTATCAGCATAACATGAAACATGATTAACTGTGTTTACCCTAAGAGTGGGCGAACCTTCAGCAAAGCCAAAAGCTAACACCTTATTCATGTGTACCTTTAACTTGTTCTGTTTATAAAATGTCTCTGCACTCCACACTAGTTTCTCCACAAAAAAAAAGGACACCTAATAGGTATCCTTCTTCTTAGCAAGAATGTGTTAGTATATTGACATAATAATAACAACTAATAATAATATAGATTAATTATTATGTCAAATTAAAAGTGCATCCTTGCTACAAGATACCTGTACAAACCTGTATAGACTCGTACAAAAAGTCTAATCTAAATAAAAACAGTTTGTCAAGTTTTATTTTCACAAATCTTATTTAGAATTTTTCCTTTTACTATCTATCTTACGAAGGAGCACTGTGTCATGTCAAATACAATAATTAGATAGTACCTATCTCAAAATTAGATAGCTCCCTTAACATACCTGAGTTAAAAAGTCAAGTATAATAATTAGATAGATGGAGCGAGATCTATCTAATTATTATATTGGACAGACCCTTTTCAAATTTGATATAGTGTGTGCCAGCAAGATAATTGGGAGTATAATATAATGAATGACTACATGATTCGTAAGATTCAATTTAAGATGTTAGACTATAGACTACAGATTGCCAAGGATCAACTTCACGGTATGAAGTTATCTTTAATAGTTATTAATAAGGATAACCTCACTGACGCAGAGTTCAAAGAATTTATCTTAGAAATAGAGAAAGAACTAAAAGAGCATTATGAAACTAAAAGGGTACAAATGATTACTAAGTATCATTACCTTTTAAAGGTTGCTCTTAAAGTAGAGTTGCCCGACTAATGCAACTCCTATCTACAGATTTAGTTTATATCCATAGCCCAGGCGTTAAGCAAAGTCTTACTAAGATGGGTGTATTTCCTGTAAGCTTCAGTGATTATAGTGTAGATATTTTCCGTGATATTCTAACTGAAGAAGAACCCAACATCAACTTGCACTATTACCGAGCTGTTGACGTGTTGAGAATTTTAGCAAATAAACAATTGCAGTCCGTGCAATTTATTATGGAAACTGTAGAACCTCCTGTTGAGGAAATTGATCAAGGCACGTTATGGTAGCTTGGGGTTGGAGTACATCTATTGATCTTAAAAATTGTAACCCTTCGTTTATTCGATCCGCACTTAAAATAGAGGAGTTCACAATTGCCCTTGTAGAGCTTTTGGAGATGCAAGCCTATGGTGAGCCTACCATTGTTCGATTCGGAAAAGACCCAAGAGTAAAGGGATTTAGTTTAGTACAATTAATAGAGACCTCATGCATCACCGCACATTTTGCTGAAGACACAAACAGTATTTATTTAGACATCTTTTCTTGTAAAGATTATGACTCTGTGCAAGCCGCTGTATTCACGAAAGATTTCTTTGAAGCCGAATCATATACCTTGAAAAGATTGCCTCGCATCTAATTGTAATCATTCTAATTTTTCATTTTATTTAAAATAGTTGGAAACATTTTCCGTTTTGCTTACCTTATAGAGCATAGGCACTTGTAACAAATGTTACAATGTGCTATACTTGAGCAAAGGAGGCAACTATGAAAATAGTTAGAATAGACGAAGAACTACACCAGAAGTTAAAAGTAATGGCTGCTAAGCAAGGTGTTTCTCTACAGGAGTTAGTGCTTCAAATGATTCACTACTCTTATAACATATTTTTAGATGACATGAACAATAAGGAGGAAGAATGAGAACACTACTAATTACATTTATTTTGATTTTATTTACAGGTTGTGCTTCTACTTACACAAAGGTAGATAAGCCTAACTATAGTCGTTACACTCATGATCAGAAAATTTCTAAAGGTATGACACCTAGAGAAGTTATGGATATGTTCGGATCTGCGGATCATGTTGTGCAAGGTAACTACACTATCAAGTTTACCTACTACAGAAAGATACAATGTCAATCCGTCTATTGCTCTGTTACTTTTGTCGATGGCGAAGTAACAGACTATGACAGTTTTAGACAAGAATATATAAACTTTTTATAAGGAGGAAGACATGGCAACAGACAGACAAATTTTACGGATTCAAGAATTAAAGGTAACTGCAGAAAACGCTTATGCTAAGTACCACGAAGCTATTGCAAAGGTGTTTGAGGAAGAAGGTGAGCTTACACACTCAATCGAGATTGAGCCAGTAGAAGGCAAGTCTTGGTTAAGATTAACTTTAGTTGACAACGCTGCACGTCTTAAAAGACAAGAGACTGTTGTTGGAATCTCTATCATCAGAGAGTGTGGGGCAAAGTTAGACTATCTCAAGAACAAACCTAAATAAAACTCTGAATGCTTTGCTTGTGACTAGCGATTAAAATCGACAGAGATGGCATTAGTGCCTGAGCGAGCAAAGGAGTGCTGTTATGGAATGCGTAATAGCCATAAAAATAGCTTATTGGGCTATAAAGTTTTTTGTGTTGCTGACACAGATTTATTTTATGTTCAAAAAGTAATTTTTCGAGGGTAGGCAGATGTCTGCCCTCTTTTTTTTATTATACTATATATAACTACATTATTAATTAGCTCCTCTAAATTTGACAGACCTATAGAATCTGTATAACCTATATAGGTACATACTCCTTATTTGTACAGTCTATTTTAGGGAGAGTATTTCTTAGCCGATGCTCTCCCTTTTTTTACTTTCTTTTTAATAATCTACAAATTCAACAGTATCATAGGTAACAAGGAGTTACTCATGATAGCCGATTACAAACAAGCCTTAAAAGACATTTCCAAAATTTTATATACTAATGACGAGACTGGATTTTATTCAGATGAAGTAATTGTAGAGTCTCTTAAAGATTATCTACAAGAGTTTATCGAGAAAGAAAAACAAGGTAAAGCTACGTGGAAGACTAGAGACTATGCTGCTTTTAGATCTGATATAGCAGAACTCACGGCTTCCCAACTATCTCAAAAGTATAATCTCACTTATCAAGGTGCTTGGTATCACTGTCAAAAACACAAAAAGAATAAGAAGATAAATTAACAACACGGAGGTTGTACATGATTAAGCCCGTTGTAGGGTTTGAGGATTTATACTCAGTAAGTGATGACGAGAAAATCTACTCTCACCGAGTATTAACCACTAAAACAAACAAGAAAACATTCGACATAGATCCCACATCTTTAATCGAACTAGCTCAACCAGTAAAGATTAGAGGTTATAAAGTTGTAACACTCTATGATAAAAAAGGCAAGAATAAATATATGTATTCTCACCGAGTGATAGCGATGGCTTTCATACCTAACCCACATTTCCTACCTTGTATAAATCATCTAAATGGTATCAAAACAGATAACAGAATAGTAAACATGGAATGGACTACTCATAAAGGTAACTCTATTCATGCAAGAGATACTGGTCTTATGAAACGTTATGGAGAAGATAACCCTTCTGCTAAACTTAAAAATGTAGAGAGAGATTTTATAACTAAAATGTTTAACTCTAAAGAAATGACGGCTAAAGATTTAGCTAAGAGGTTTAGCATTTGTCCAACTACTGTATGGAAATTATCTAAAAAAGCGAGAGAGAAATGAAATTAAGTTATTTAATAGAACAATTAATTTATGGTGTACAGATGGGACTTATCAATAAGTCCGAGGCTTTTGATCAACTTATTAAATATCAAGCAGGAGTAACATTTAAACTTCCTCCCATTCCTAAGAATGCAGAGGATAAAAATGAGATTGAAACATTTATTGAGTTAGCAAAGAGTATTAGTGCGAAGTATTCTACTTAAGAATAAATTGCCATCCTATGGATACAATAAAACTCACACCTGTTACTATTCCTATTAATTGAAATTTTAATGCGAGTAGTGATTTCACATCCTTCTTAACTTCTCGGAGTTCTGTGATTATCATTTCATGTATCTTATCGTGATCTGACATTAGTCCTCCTTATTTAGATGTAACTTTCTATACTCTTCATCAGTTCCCATTAACACTTTATGGTTTACAGCATCTTTCTGTGGATCTTCTCCTAAAAATAAGCTTTGGTACTTAGTGCCTTTTACATTCTCACCCCAAGTAGTGCCTTCTTCTTTTTGAGTAACTTTACTTTTAGCTGCTTGTTGGATTATCGCTGGTCTTCCCACACCTGCTACAGCTTCTGTAGCTTTACCAACTCCTTTAGCTAATGTATCTCCTGCTCCTAAAACTTTACCCATTGTTCCTTCACCTAGTTTCTCAGCGTAGAGTTGAGCACGAGGTCTAACAAACTCCCCTGCTTTCTTAGCAGCTAATGCTGGAGCTACCCAAGGTGAGTGTATAGCTTGAGCACCCAGTATCCAATCTGTTAACCCAAATAATTTACGAGCATCTCTTCTACCTATTGATTGGTCAATTTGACTTTCAACAAAATTAGCTAACTTGTAATTTCTATTTGCATTATAAATCTCATGCTGCAATCTTCTTAATTTATTTATCTCTGATGTGGGTAACATCTTTCTTTGAGCTAAAACATCTAATTGTTTCTTACCACTTAACATCGTGTCTTGCAGGTGGTTTGCCAATTTTCTACGTGTTTTTAAGAGAGCGTCTTGATAAAGAGCATCTCCTGCAGAAGTTTTTCCAATTCCCTGAAAAGATTTTATTAGTTTGTCTACATTCTTACGGTAACTATGTACGTCTTTAATAGACCTCATTGTACCTTTACCTTCTAATTGCTCTAGATACTTCAAAGCCTTATTCACTTGAGCTTGATACCCCTCAACACCAGCTTTTTCTGCTAGTTTTAAATCATCAAAGACTTCCTGAGCTACTTTACTAAAATCTAACTTATTAGACTCTCCTAAAAACTCACTATACACTTTTTTTATTTCATCTGTTTGCTTTGCTGGGTTTATCATATCTTCATATTCAGTTAAAACCTTTTCAATTTTTTTACCTGCATCATCAAGAGCTTTTCCTGATTGTTTTTTTATTTGCCCAATGTTTTGAGTAAAACCACCACCTGTCTTTGGATCTTTTAAATAGGCGGGTAACTCTTCAGCTACCGTGGAAGTTTTTCCTGGTCCCATTTTTACAATGTCTTTAGCTGCGTCTGCACGTTGTTTAGGAGTGAGTTCGAGAATATCTCCTGCTGCGTCTACAGCTATGTCTTTAGTAGATTTACCAAATGCTTTTTGATAACCTTTTTTTGCTAAAGCTCCCCCACCTTTTACTAGTCCTGCAGTTCCTACACCAAGTCCTACACCAATACCTGTATCGATTAAAGCATCTTTAATTTCCATCTCATCCATATCAAGTTCCATAATACCCGACATCTCTGCTTCTGACTCTCCAAAGCCATACAAAGCTCCTTCCCCTGCTGCTCTTTTAAAAAGTGATTTTGCTGGAGCTACAACAGTAGAAGCAATAGCTCCTCCTATCTCAGAACCAGTGTAAGTTTTAGGATGTTCCTTTTTAGTTATATCTTTATAAGACCTACGCTCCTCTCTTCCTGCTAGATAGTTTTGAACAAAACTAGACTTGTCATCCATAATAGAAGATTGATCATCAGCTAAACCTAGAGTAGATCCAATTGCTTTTATTCCCCCATAAAGTTCATCATCAAGTCCCATAGTAGCACCAGAACTTACGCCAGCAAGTCCCGCTTCTATTGGAGAAGTTTTAGTTGGTTGTTCTTCTGGTATTGACTCAAAGTCTGCGTCAGAGATAAAAGTTTCCTCTTCAGGCATTGATTCAAATTCTTCATCTGATATAAAATTTTCCATTATCTTACCTCTATATAGCCGCCCTCAACCTTTTTATATCTCTTACCATTCTTAATCACTATCTTACCAATTTCAGGTTTTCCTTGAGGGATGCTTTGTCTTTGTGGTTCTGGTTTTTTATATTTATTTTCTACCATAGCCTCCACATAAGAATCAAGACTTCTGTAACCTTGCTTCTCTAGTTGAGCCGCTTCTTGTTTATCTACTAACTGCATCTCTCCATTAGGATCGACTATAGTAGTTATTTCTCCTCTAAGAATTGGGTTTGCTTGTTCAAAACCTGTTAAGTCTCCATGTTCTCTCACCCACTCTGTTTGAGCTTTTGCTACCGCTTGATCTTTAAGTAGTGTAGACTTCATACCCATAATGATATTTAAGTTTACTTCATCATCATTAGATAGACTAGCTTGAGTAGCTTCCCATGCTCTTCTTTCTGCATCACTATCAACTGCTTTACTCATTCCACTGAAAGTAGAAACCATATTCTTTAAGTTAATATCTCTATAAATTGCTTCTAAGTTTTGAGTTTCTGATGAAGCATATTTAGTAAGACCGCCTAAAGTAGCTATTGGTCCAGTTCCTCCCCACGACTCACTACTATACTTTAATTGTGCATCTAGAGCAGCATCTACTTTTGCAATATTTTTTGCAATTGTAGGTATAGCCTCTTGAGTAGTAGCATATCTTTCAGCTTGTTTCTTCTCAGTTACTTTTTCAAACTCAGAAGGTTTTTCTTTTGCTGCTAATGCTTTTCCTGAGATAGCTCTTTCTCTTTGCTCGAAGTTTGCTTTCTTCCAATCTTCAACATTCTTCATTTGATTTTTCTTAGCATACATATCCATGTATACTTTAGCTTGAATAGCATTAGTATTTTCTGGAAGATCTATTCCATAAATTTCTTTTGCAAACATTCTAGCTGATTTAGATTCATCTGAGTTAGCGTCAGAAGATTGTTGCTTCTCTAGCTTAGACATCTCCTCTACATAACCTTTCTCTTTACCTAAAGCTGTTTCATAAGCTTTAGCTCCTCTAGCTTTAGTTTTATCAAACTGTCCTAAGACTCCTTTGGTATAACCGCCTTTCTTACCTGCTAGTCCTGATAATGTATCCGCAAATACTCCTCCAGCTTTTGCAGCGAATCCTCCCCAACCTTCTCCAGCTTTCTGAGAAGTTCCATAAGCATCTTCTGCTTTAGTTAATCTTCCTTCAGCACCTTTTATTTTTCTACGAATCATATCATTATAATTACTCATCATAGTAGCTTGATCTATATCTTCCAAATTAGATAAAGTTTCGGGTTCCTTCTTAGGTCCTAAGCCTACTGCATCCTGCATCCTTTTTATTTTTTCAAGAACATCTTCCTCTTCAAACATATTAATTTTGTTTTCTACTAAAGCCATGATTAACCCTCCACCTTTTTTAGGCGGTCATTTAATCTACCTACACTAGCGAGTACCGCAGGTAATATTTCCGCATTGTTTAACATTTTCATTTTGTTTTCATCTTCACTCACCATTCGTGGTGAGATCTCTTTCATCTCGTCAGCCATCACTCCTACTTTATTACCTTCACTTCCGTATCCTTTTCCGATCTCTTCGTCTTTGTAATTAAATGAGTAACCTGTAATGTCTGATAAAAAATCATCTATAGCGTTTGAGTCCATTGAGATGTTCTCTTTTAACTCAGGATCAGAACCTGTTGTTGGAGGAATTGGTTTAGCTCCTCCTGCCCCACTATAAGCTCCAGCCATTGCTAGTGATCCAACTAATCCTGCAGTAGCTTGTAAGCCAGCACTAGAGCTTTGTCCTAACATGTCAGCCATCTGATAATGTGCTCCAGCTTTTTCTGACGAAAGTGCAAGTTGATTTTGGAAGTTTTGTTGAGCAATACTTTGTCTGTATCTCTCTTCTTGGTTCGCTAAGTCTACGTTTTGATCCATAATTCTTTGAGCGTTACTTAAGTTAGCTTGGTTAGCAATATTTTGTTGTCTAGATCTTTCTGCTAACTGTGCTTGTTTATTTTGTGTATTAAACTGATCTATCATTTGTTGAGCTTTCGCAACGTCTGCTTGCTCACCATATTCTTGAGATCTTAACTGCCCAGCCATTGCTCCAGCTTCTTGTAAAGCTGCCATTCTTCTCTGACTAGCTTGTCCAGCAACTTCAGTGTCTCTAGCACTTCTTCGAGTTGCTCCTCCTTGTTGGTTAGCTAGTTGAGAAGCAAAGTCCATTCCTGAACCACGAAGTCCTCGTTGTTGTGCTTGCTGTATAAGAGCTTCACGTTGTCCACGCTCTGCTTGAGATTCTTGAGAAGCAATCCTAGCTAAGTCAGCTTCGTCCATAGCTGTCATTCCTGTTTTAGAAATGTCACGCATATCAAACAAAGTTTCTTCTTGCTGTGCCTTTAATCTCGGATCTACATAAATATCTTCAAAGGCGTTCCCGCCCTGATACTTTATTATTTCTGCAAATTCAGGAGTAATTTCCCCTGCACTTACTAAACGTTGTAATTCTATTGGTGAAAGTTCAGGTATGGTCATCCCAGCAAACTGAGCGGCACCTAAACGACCTTCTGCTTCGGCTCCACCGAAGTCTGTAATACCGAGTCCGTCGGTCAGTGACTGAAAAAACATATCTTACTCCATGTCTTGAATACTGTTTAAAGCGTTTACTTTTTCTGCACCTTGCTCAACATTACCTTGCTTTTCTTCCATAAACTCAAACATCTTTGGAATTAATCCTGCTAGTTGTTGAGGGGTAATATCAGGTGCTCCCTCTTTTACTTTGTTATAGGCATCAACTATTTCTTGATCATCTAAAATATCATCAAGATCGTCATCATCCTCTTCATCTCTACTCTTCTGGAGGATAGATCATGTTTTGTGCTTCCCAAGGTTCATCGTGACCTTCTCCCTCTGGGAGTGCTTGAGGGTCCATTGGGACATTTAGCGGTGCTGTATTTTGTGGATTCATTTAAAACTCCTCACTTAATTATTGTAATTGTAAATTACTAGGGTGGTTCAAGACTTTCATACACTGATTATCAGTTAGTCCTTGATCATTATCAACTTCAGCATAGTCACTCATCACTACACCGTGACTTATCATAATATGGTTTTCATTACTTAGTGAGTAAATTTCCTTAATATCATGCTCATATACTAAACTTGCTTTTCTACTCTCAGCAACTCTTAACCA